GGTGGCCGCGCGGGCATTCGCTGCATTGGGCGGGGCAGCTACAGACGTTGCGGGCCGGCTGCCGGCAGATGGGGCATAGGGAGCCGTGGCCGGTGGTGAGGAAGGGGGATGGCATAAGGGTCACCGGAGGCACCGCGGCGTTTTTGTCGCCAATTTCGCCGCGGTCAGTCGATCGGTAAATCGTCCTTGTCGAGTAGCCATGCCAGTCCGTGAACAACGCCGGCTGCGGCGATGCAGGCCAGTAGAAAGTAAAAGCAGATCATGTTTGACCCCTGGTCCCTCAGCGCTGTTCACAGCAGCGGCAGTAAAACCAAAAATACTTTGATCAGGCCCATGAGTATTTGGGCCCATGGGATCGTTGACCAGTCGATGGAGTCCAGGGGTTGGTTGAGGTCCAGGTGGGCGGCGGCGTGCCGGCGCAGGCGGTCCAAGATCCGAGTGCGCCGGGGGCTGTCCGGAGCATTGAGGATCGCCAGGATCTTGGCGCCCGCGTGAGTGGCCTGTTCCGAGGCAACCAGCGCCATGCAGAGATTGTCGGCAAAGTCCGTCATTGTTTGCGTCCTTTGAGAAGGTGTCCGGCGACGCGCAGTGGCGCCGTCAGGATGCGCCGGAGCGGATGGCCGACGTGTTTGGCGGAGCCGCATTTGGCCCCGAAGCGTGGTTCGCGTGGTTCGTCAGAATCGGAGAACGGAATTAATTCCGTTCTAGTGGCGGCGGCCGTCAGGGACGGCAGCTCGGCGCCCGTGGCCGGTTTGGTAATTCTGGTGCAGTCGCAGCCGACGCCCGGACAATCGGCGCCGCAGGTGCAGCCCGGGCCGCAGGGACCTGTCGTGGTTTTTGTCTGCGCGATCGGTTGGGCGATCGTACAGAACCCAGAGCTGCACGAGGTGCAAGACTGTCGAGCATCGGTCTGCGTCCCAAGGATGATGGCGAGACAGAGGACGGCGGCGACAAGCGAAAATGCAATACGCATGGGAAACTCCTGGTTTTCAAAGGATATTGGACAGAATCATCAGTTCCACGGGCCGCGCCTGTAGTTTGGTGAGCATGCCGGTAAGCTGCGTATCCAGGCCGGCGGCGAGTTTATTTTCGGCATCGAGCAACGATCGCGCCATGTCGAAGTAGGGTTGGAGCTCGGCCGCCGCGTTGGGGACGCCGGCCGTGTCCAGCATCGAGGTTGCCAGGTCCTGCAATTTGGGCAGCAGGCTGGCAATGTCCGTCCGCCGCGCCTTCGTGAAGAAAGCGCGGTTGGCGGAGAGGAGATTTAATCCTTCGGCTAACAGGGCCTGCAGGTCCGTCGCAGTCATTCCTTTACCGGGGCCGGAGTCGGGGCCGGCGGAATCGGCGCCGGGGGTGTCGGTTGTGCCGGGAAGATGTTGGCGATGAAGCTCAGGATCGAGGGGATCGAAAAGCCGCCGTCGAGTAGGGTCAGGAGTTGGCTCCTATGGTCCGCGATCCAGGCAACGGCCGGTTCGACGCTTCCCAGGAGAGAAGCCAGGGTATTGAGGATAGTGCCGACGGCTGTTGCGCGGGACGGCGGCACGGAGGCGAGAAGTTCTTGGCTTGTCATGGAATTTCCTTTCTTGTTAGACGTCTGAAGCAGTCATTACGCGCGGCGCGATGGCGCCGTCGGGGATCGCCTTGGAGCCCTGCAAAAGGCCCGTGCCGTTGTCCGACCAGCCGTCGCCCCAACTGTTCCAGATGCGCGTGGTGAACGGGTTGAGACTGACGAGGTCGATGGTGCACACCGAATGGCCCCACCAGTTGAAATCCGTGACCACGGGAATGCCCAGGAGGAGGCAGGTCACCATTTGGGCTTTGACATTGGCCGGGTCGAGATCCATCCATTCCGTGAATTCGTGGCGTTTGGCGTTGGCGCGCATGGCAGGTGTATCGTTGCTACGGCTCATGCTCTGTTGCGGCCAGTAGTCGCTGGTGGGGATGCCGTTGGCCGCGATCCATTCCAGCGATTCGGCGCCCCAGCCGCCCTCGTCCCGGTAATTTTTGATGATGCAGGCGACGGCGAACGCGGACAGGTCCGCATAAGGTTGGCCCTGGATGGCGCGCACGATGAGGGCGGCCGACGTGCTGGAGTGGGCCCAGCAGTAGCCCTTGCCGTCCTGGTCGCGGCTGGGGATGGGTTGGCCGTTCATGCCGGCGTTGCGGATGTTCGAGAGTTGGGCCTTGGCGGCGATCTGGGCGTCGAGCCGGGCCTGCCACTCGCTTTCGGGGATGAGCGGCACGTCGAAGGGTTTGGCGCAAGCCAGATAGCCGACGGGATGCGTGGCGTAATTGCGCGGTTTGAGGCCGCGGGCCCGGGCCCGGGCGGTGTCATCGACGGGCGATTCCAAGAAGTCCGTCCAGTTGCCGTCGTGAATCAAGATTTCGTCGGCCATGTGAACCTCGCCGAGTTGAGCAGTTGCCGAATGCCTTGGGCCGAGTCCTCTTCCGGTTTATGGTCCGGATCGATGAGGGCCATCAGGATCGAGACGATCAATTGTCCGATGAAGGCCAGGGCGAGAGCAAAGTTAGCCGCCGAACTTCTTGAGCAGGGCGAGGGTATCGTCGGTCGTGGCGGGCAACGGTCCCTCAAATCCGGTTTTGCCATCGCTGATGAGGATCCAAGGCAAGGCGGTGCGCGGCCTGGCCATGCCCGTTTGCCAGGCGGGATCGTCTTTCGACACATCCGTGTTTTGGTCGTAAAAGCGATAGCCGTTCTTGACCGTCTTGGTGGCCAAGTAATCGCGCACCGATTTGGCATAGAGGGCGGCCAATTGATCCTTGGGATACTTTGACAGGTCCGCCGTCTCGTAAACAATCAGCACGCGCAGGCCGGGCAGCGGGATCGGCGCCGGTGGGGCCGGCGGCGTTGGGCCCGGTCCGGGTGGTGCCGGCGGCGGCGGTGTGGGCGTCGTGGTCAGGCAGCCGGCGGAGTGCAGGGCCATGATGCCGCAGAGGAACCAGGGCAGGAGGATACTGAGGCAGGTTTTGAGCGAGGGCAGGAAGGCGGCCACCTTGCCCCAAAGACGGCGGGCCGTGGAAACGACTTCCAGCGATTCGTCGGCCTCCAGTTTGGTGATCCTGCTTTGGTGGTCCCCTATCACGTCTCGATGTGCAAGCAGCGTTACACTGAGCGGATCGAAACGGTTGTTCAATCCGTTTAAATGCTGGTCGAAAGCATCCGCCCGTTTTTCGAGCGCGTCGATTCGTTCTGTGTCGGTGGCCATGGTGAGTTGTCCCGCCGCAGGAATTATTCTTCGCTGTGCTGTTGCCGGAATTGCCGCATGGCCCTGACCTCGTTGGCCAGATCCTTGATTGCGGTGGTGTTATCAGCGATGACGCGCTGTTGATTCGAGAGGGTTGTATCCATCAGTTGGCGCATGGTGCCAATGCCCTCGGTGTGCATTTGCTTGAGCGCGCTGATGCCTTCCGTGTGCATTTGATTGACCTGGTGCATCGTCAGGAAAAGCACGACTGCCAATACCATTAGGGCTGAGGCATTGGCCAGTTGCGCCCAGATGCCGCGCAGTCCCATGTTGCCGAGTGCCGGTGGTTGGGTTTCGTCGAGATGCGCATCTTTCGCCGCCGAAACGATGACGCGGTCCTCATAGGGAGGCCCAAGTTGTGCCGGCGCGTGCGCTTCAGACATGAGGTCTCCTCAACATGATTCCCAAGGTAAGGCAACGCATGGCGCGTGAGCAATTGGGCCGACGCTATGGGCCGGGCCGGTAAATGAGGCCTATATACCGGGCCGACCGCTATGGGCTGGGCCGGTATATGGCCCTCGGCCGAGGTCGCCGGGTCCTTGGCCGTCGCTCCGGGCCGAGGGTGTTAAGGGAACAGCGCATCTTGTTGACTTTGTTTCTTTCGTTCTGCGATTTTGAGGCGAATGCGGACATTAGCCGAGTTGATTGCAGCGGCGAAGGCGGATCCCGGTTCGTTGACACGGGTTGAAGCGGAGTATTTGCGGCGGGAGATTGCGCGACGGAAGGCGGGAAGCGGGGAGACGGGGGCGTATCAGCGGCATCGGGAGCAGGCGCGGGACAATCGGGCACGGGTTACGCGGGCGGGGCAGGATATTGGGCCCATCCCCGCAGCGGTCAATTTGGAGCGCAAGGCCAGAGCGTCGGGTTCACTTCTCGAATTCAAAAAGACCTACTTTTCTCACAAGTATTTTCTTGGTTTTTCGCAGGATCATCTTTCGGTTAACGCGCGGCAGGAAGAGGCAATTCAGCAGGGTGGTTTGTTCGCCTTGGCGATGCCGAGGGGTTCGGGCAAGACGACGGATGCGGAGATCGCCTGCCTGTTTGCCGCTTTAACGGGGCAGCATTCGTTTGTGCTGTTTCTGGGGAATACGAAGGATGCCGCGCTCCAGTCGTTGGATGCGATCAAGTCGGAGCTGCTCGAAAACACGTTGTTGGCGGAAGATTTCCCGGAAGTCTGTTTTCCCATTGCGGCGCTGGAGGATCGCGCCAATCGCTGCAAAGGGCAGCATAGTCAGGGCAAGAAGACCAACATTCTTTGGGGCGCCGATCGCATCCAGTTGCCGACTGTGGAAGGCTCGCGGGCGTCGGCGGCCTATGTTCGGGTCGCCGGCATCACGGCGAGTTTTCGCGGGCTTAAGAAGGGCGCGCGGCGGCCGTCGCTGGTGATTCTCGACGATCCTCAGACGGACGCCTCGGCGCGCAATCCGCTGCAAGTCGAGAAGCGCACGCGCATCATTAACGGCGCCGTCCTGGGGCTGGCCGGCCCCGGTCAGAAGATCACCTGTCTGCTTTTGTGCACGGTCATTCAGAAAGGCGATCTCGCCGATAATTTCCTCGATCGTGAGAAGGCGCCGCTGTGGACGGGCCAGCGTTACAAGCTGCTCTATCAGTTTCCGACGCGAATGGATTTGTGGGACCAGTATTCCGTTCTCCGCAATGACGAGATCCGGAATGGCGGGGACGGTTCGCAGGCCACGGCCTTTTACGCCGATAATCGCGCCGCCATGGATGAAGGCGCGGTGGTGGCCTGGACGGAGCGCAAAAAGAAAGATGAGTTGTCGGCGATTCAGGGGGCGATGAATTTCTTCTTCGCCGATCGCAAGGCCTTTTTCGCCGAGTTCCAAAATGAGCCGGAAGATGAGGACCTAGGGGATGAGCAGCTCGACGTCAGGATCCTGGGCGGGAAGCTCAATGGTCTGCGCCGTGCCACATTACCGCTGCATTCGACTCATTTGACGGGCTTTATCGATGTGCAGAAGCGCGTGTTGTTTTGGCTAGTGGCGGCCTGGCGCGAAGATTTCACGGGGGCCGTCGTTGATTATGGAACCTGGCCGGATCAGCAGCGCAGTTATTTTACGGCCGCGGATGTCCAGCGCACGTTGGGCCGGGCCTGCCCCGGGGCGGGTGTCGAGGGGCAGATTACGCACGGTTTGGGACGCTGTGCCGAGGATCTCTTTGGGCGCACGTGGGCGCGCGAGGATGGGGCGCCGCTCAAGATCGGCCGGTTGCTGGTTGATGCCGGCTACGAAGGCGATACCGTGAAAACCTGGTGTCGATCGACACACCATGCCGCCCTGGTCATGGCGAGTCACGGGCATGGGCTCACCGCCGCTTCGAAGCCGTGGGCCGAATACGATCGGAGCCGGTGCGAACGGTTGGGGACGCATTGGATGATTCCCAAGGCCACGCGCGGTAATCGGCACGTGTCGATCGATACGAATTGGTGGAAAAGTTTCGTGTGCCGGCGGCTGATGCAGGCCCTCGGGGATAAGGGTTCTCTGGCGCTGTTCGGTAAGCCAGGTCACGATCACCGGATGTTGTGCGACCATCTCACTTCGGAGTATTGGGTCGAAACGGAGGGCCGGGGGCGCCAGGTGCACGAATGGCGGTTGCGTCCGGATAAAAGCGAGAATCATTGGTGGGATTGCCTGGTCGGTGCTGCCGTGGCGGCGTCGATGCTTGGGTGTCATCTCCTGGAAGAGGTTGGGCCGATGTCAAATAAGAGCAAGAGTTTGGGGCAGATGTATGCGGAGGCGCATCCGGAGAAGAGGGGTCAGGGGTCAGGGGTCAGGGGTCAGAAAAGTGAGGAGAAGGCTGAGGAGACGAAAGAGGAAAAGCCGGCGGAGGCGGCGCCGGTGAAGAAGCGCAAGAGTTTGCAGGAGCTGTATGAGGAGGCGAAGAAAAGCCGCTGATTATAACGAGCGATTTGATGTTGCTCTTACGCAATCGTAAGAGCAGCGTTTTTTGCCCCCGTCCCCTTCCATGTCTTACGGTCAATTCTTCGGTAAACGGAGATTTGACCCATGGCCGACAATTCGCAGCAAATCCAGACGAATGGTCTCAATCCCGAGGAAATGAGCACCGGGGCCGGCACGGTCCGGGCGGTGCCGATCGCCGGGCAGATCGCGGCCGATCGGTACGGCAATGCGCGGCCGGCGGCCAAGACGCAGAACTGGGGTTTGCGCTTCATGAAGATCCTGCCGGCCGGGCCGGTGAGCGATCAGCAAGGCACCAATCCGAGCGTCGGCGGGTCGAGTTTCGATCTCAATGCGGATTTCTAGTAGCCTTCGGACAGCTACTAGCGGCACACGGAACAGAGTATGGCCTGGTGGAATCCATTATCCTGGATGCGCTCCGCGCGCACGGCCTCGCCCTCGCCCTCGCTGACGCGTCGGGCTTTCAGTCGGGGTTCCATTCATGGCCGGTACGACAATGCTCAGTTCACCGACGAAAATCAGCGGCAATGGTGGATGGCCGACATCCTCAGTGCCAAGGCGGCGAACAGTTTTCAGGTTCGGCGCACGCTGCGGATGCGCAGCCGGTATGAGGTTGCCAACAATCCTTATCTTTACGGCATCTGCAACAGCAACGCCGATGATTTGATCGATACGGGGCCCACGCTCCAAGTCACTACTTCGGATACGGGTTACAACCGCCAGATCGAACGCGCCTTCGCCGAGTGGGCGGCCGAGGTCAACCTGGTGGACAAGCTGCGCACCATCAAGCTGGCGCGCACGGTGGACGGCGAAGGTTTCCTGGTGTTGAAGACGGTCGAGGACCTCTATAGCAGCGTGAAGTTGTATCCCTGCGATATTGAAGCCGACCAGGTCACGGCGCCGGCGCCGGCTAAGCTCGATCTGCTGTGGGTGGACGGTCTCACGCTGCATCCCATCACCGGCGAGCCGGTGAGTTACCAGGTCCTCGAGCATCATCCCGGCGATTTGTTTTTCCGCGATTTGAATCCGGTCAAGGTGCACACGATCAAGAAACGCTTCGTGCTGCACTGGTATCCGAAGTTTCGGCCCGGGCAAGTGCGTGGGATACCCGTGTTTTCGAGCGCCCTTGATTTGTTCGGCGAGTTGCGGGCCTATCGCAAGGCGGTCCTGCAAAAGGCGCAAATCGCCGCCAATCTCACGGCGATCCTCAAGACTGAAGCGCCGCCCGATCCCACGGGCCAGGATACGCCCACGCCGTTCTCGACGGCGCCGATTGATCGCGGCACGTTCATTCAGTTGCCCGGCGGCAATGATTTTGAGCAGTTTGAGACCGGCGAACCGAGCACGACTTACGGGATGTTCCAGGAGAAGTGCCTGGCGGAGGCCTGCCGGCCGCTTAGTTATCCGCTGAATCGCGCCCTCGGCACGAGTCAGAATTTCAATTTCTCCTCGGCCAAACTCGATCACATCGATTATCGGAACGGGCTCAAGGTCGAACGGGCCGATTGCGAACGGCGCGTGCTCAATCCCTTGTTCGGCGCCTGGTTCGAAGAAGCCGTGATGGTGCCCGGGTTGTTGCCGAAGCGCGCCACGCTTGAGACCACGCCGCACGAATGGCACTGGCCTGGTTTCCCCAGTCTGGATCCGGCCGTCGATGCCGACGCCGACATTGCCCGGATCAACGCAGGGTTGCAGACCTGGCAACAGTTTTGGGCCAGTCGTGGTTACGACTATCGCGAAGTGCTCGAGCAGCAGGCCCGTGAGAAGGCCGAGATCGACAAGCTCGGGCTCGTGTTTGGCGAGCCGCTCAAGAAGAGCGAGACGGAGACGGTGGAGGAAGCGGTGGCGGCCTGAAAATGCCGTTCGCTTAAATGCCCCTCGCTTACGCGTCGGGTTTCCATGGTGAGTGCATGTCGAAGAAATGGCGGAAAAGCCGGCTGGAAGCCCGACGCGTTAGCGAGGGCCGCGATACGCCCAAGGCGTTCGTCTGTGCCGGCGGTGGGGCGATCGCCATCACTGCCGACGCCCAGGACGCCGACGGCAAGCCGAAGTTGCCGACGTTTGTCGGGGTCGCTTATACCGGGCAGCCGATGCGGCCCGAGGGGTGGTGGAACAAGGTCATTATCGATCTGGATGGGGTCAGGGTGCCGAGTCAGCACCGGCCCGTGTTGCGCCAGCACGATCATGAGCAGATCGTCGGGCATACCACGGGTATCAAGGTCAGCAAAAAGGGCATCGAGGTCGAAGGCGTGCTGTCCGGTGAGAAGCAGCATACGGACAAGGTTACGGTGCCCGCCAAGAACGGCTTCCAGTGGCAATTGTCGGTGGGCGCCGATCCGATTCGCACGGAATTCTTGGAGGCCGGCGAGGAGTCGGTGGTCAATGGGATCCGGATCACGGGCCCCATGACGATCAGCAGAGAAACGGAACTGAAGGAAAATTCTTTTGTGCCGCTGGGGGCCGACGGCGATACGTCGGTGAAGGTGGCCGCGAGCAATAAGGGGCAAGCGATGACGAGTTTCAAGGCTGCACTCAAGGACCTGATGGCGGAGCTGCGCGAGGCGGGCAAGATCAAGGCAGCGAAATATACCGACGCCGCGATCGATGAGATGACCGCCGACGAGGCCCGGGCCGCGCTCAAGGAGTGCATGAAGAACGCGGATGAGGAGGATGAGGAAGAGGAGGACGAAGAGGAGGAGGATGACAAGAAGAAGAAGTCCAAGTCCTCCGGCGCCGCCCTCCTCATCGCCGAGCAGAAAAAGATACTCGAAGGCTGGCGCAAGGACACCGCTGTCGAGCTGCAGCGGCAGACGGACATCCAGGCCGCCGTCAAGCGCCATGGCGTCACCGAGATCGACCTCGAGGTGAAGGGCAGAAAGACGCGCGTCAGTCTGGCGGCGCACGCGATCGAGCAGGGCTGGAGCGCAGAGAAAGCGGAGCTCCATGCACTCAAGGCCGCGCGGCCCGGGGCCGGCGTCGGCGTTCCGGGCGGCCTGGCCTATACGACCACGACGCCCGATGTCAATGATGCGGTCGTCGAGGCCGCGATTCTGCACGGGTTGCGGCATCAGTTCCTGCTCAATGACGACAGCTTTTATCAGCAGCCGACGCCCGACGGTAAGAGTACGTTCCGGCGCGTGCCGCAGTATGTCCAGGCCGAAGCGCAGGGTGAGTTGCGGTCCCGTTACACCGATCAGGTGCAGCAAGCGGCCCATACGCATTTCAAGGGGCGCATTGGTCTGCAACAAGTGTTTCGGTTGGCGTTCGGCAGTGACGGCGCCTCGCTCGATTTGCGTTCGGAGCCGGGCAT